TGTAACGGTATGCGCCTGCGCCAAGCTTTGTAGCGATTGCGCCATAACCGTAGTATCCGACCTGAACCTGACCTGTTGAGATTAGGTTTGTCTGTAGTGATAGACGAGGTGACTCGTACCATGTGTAAGCATCTGGATTGATAACGATTGCTGTGTTATCTCCAAGTCCTGCTGTGTCTGTCAATGCGCGTGAAACGCGAAGGTTTAGACCAAGTAGGTTTCCACGAACTGCTGTTGCAGTTAGATCTCCGCCTGCATTCTGTGGGTTGATTGTTTGCTGGAAGATTGGACGGTTTGAACCATCGACCAAGCCCATCAATGCGCCCCATTGTTCTGGAGAGACTACGATGTTCTGCGCGAATCCAAGTGTGCCCTTGTAGATTGAAACTGCTGCATCTGAAACGAAATCAGCGACTAGAGCGCCTGTTGTAAATGCTGCGCGGTTTCCGCCATCTGTTCCACCTGTGATTAGAGCAGTACCAACTGCTGCATCTGTTGCCTTTGCGTATGCGAACTCCATTTGACGAACAAGCTCAGCAAAGAATGCTGGTGATGAACGATCTAGAAGCTCTAGAGAGAATGTCTGCTGTCCAATGAACTTCTGTACGCTGACTGAAACGAACGCTGCGTTTTGGTCTGTTTCTGATGGTGTTCCGCCTTCAGATGCTACTGCAACTGTTGGAGCAACTGTGATCTTAGGAATTTCAAATGTCATTCCTGCATCTGGCAATGCACCGCGAGAGATTGAATCAATAAATGGACGATCAGCGTTTGAGATGCCGTTGATAACTTCTGTTAGCTGACGGGTAGGAACTAGTCCTGCGTTATCTGTTGTGTCTGCTGCTGCTGCAACATACATCTTTGAAGTATCGTCACCTAGAGAGGCGCGTACTGAGTGCTCGAGATAAGAAGCCTTATCCACGATTGGGTTACGAACTTTGACTGAAGTGTAAGGTGCTGTTGCAGCCTTAACTTCAACCTTAGCAGCCTCTACCGTTTCTGCGGCAGGAGCGACTTCTGGAACGGTAGTGTCTGACACTTGTTCTCCTTCTGTGGTTTTTGGTGTTTCATCCTGAACTTCGGGTTCAGAAACTTGGTTTTCTTCTGCTGCTACCTTTTGCACTTCAGCGCCAGGGATCGCGCCATCTGTAACTAGGCTTACTTCGATCAGCTTGGATGCGCTAATAGCCATAACGCCATTCTTGTTATCCCAGTCCTCGACATCTACACCGACACTAAAATCTGAACGAAGCCCTGTAGCAGCTTCTTCTAGTGCATCATTGCCTGCTGTTGTTTTAGCAATCTTAAATGATGCTGTAATGCCTGTTTCATCTTCTGACCACTCCATCAACTTTCCTAATGGACGAGTTTGGTCATGCTGAAGGACTAGCTTTGTATTCTTGGCAAATTTAATTGAATTAGGCTCAAACATTGTGCGACCTGCTGAGGTGTTGCCTTCAGCATTCCATTGCACAATGCGACCTGCGATAATGCGAGATTCTGCATCTGCGGCCGTTAATGTTACTGGCATTGTTATCTTCATTAGCTGTTCTCCTTGTTATCGATCAAATCTTCTTCTTCTTGAATCTGCTCAACGCTCATTGCGCCAATTCGATTTAAGATTTCATAAACTTGAGCGCGCTGTAATGGATCTCCACGAAGGAACTCGTCTAACGAGAAGCGAACCTCTGTGGTTGAACTTACAAAATCTGGCATGGATAACCTTTGCTCAATGGCTGTTAAAACATACTTCATAGAAAAGTCGATAAGCGCTTTACGCTCTGAAATAGCATTGCTATAAGTCATGCTTGTAGTTTCAGCGCTTACAAAGTATGCAGGAAGGTTGCAGGCGCGAGCCAATTCGAGCGCGACATATTGACGAGCTTCATTTAGCTGGAGTTTTGCGGGGTCGATGCCCAGCGCCTGCAATTCAACATCTGCATTTAGAAACGCAGTTGATTTGTTTAGTCTTGCCATTCTCCATGATTCAAGAAGTTTTGAAATGCGCTCTGCTGGAAGATTTGTACCGTTTGACTTTAATACTTGCAAAGGAACAGGCTCTTTAGCAAATGTTTCTGCTGCTTGCTCTAATGCATGAGCTGCGCGAATTGTTCGACCCGCTCTATTAAGCAAACCTTCATCTAATCCGTAAAACACAACTAAAGATCCAACGCCTTGATTTGGAACTACTGAACCATCTACCTGATAACCAACAATTTCTGTTTGTAAATGATTTAACTTTGGTGTAACGCGATCTGGTGCAATACGAGTCCATGCGCGAACTCGTCCTGTGTCTCCATATTGCTCGAGCACTTGACCATAACCAACACCATTTAGCCAAATATCTTCTGCGAGCCATGCATAAATTGCAGAGCCTGGAACTCGTGGATCTGGTTGGTTAATTACTGTTGGTGCTGGTACATGAGATCCATTGAGCTTTGAATAAACTTCTAGAGGTAAACCTGCAAGTGTTGAACAGATAATGTTACGAGCGCGAGCGATTGTCGGAACCGCCATAGCTTGTCCACGGGTTGCTGTTGATGGTGTAAAACTAAACGGATTAAACGATGCTGTGTTATTAAATGGTGCTGGTGCCGATGCCGCATCAACTGTGATTTGCTCAGGAGCAGACTTCGGTATAAAGATCTCTTTGATTCCCATTGGAGAAATTATACACTATACGGCCCTACTATTAACCGATTTGAATGTCAACTTCTGTCTCTGCTCGTGTCGCAAAGTGTGTCACCATTGCAGCCGATACAGCTCCACAGATTATTCCAGAGGCTTTTCTTCCCATGACCCAACCGCCATCACCTCTTTGGAGTTTTACTGCCGATAGCACTTGCTTATCTAATTCCTCTTGGCCTTCATGAACAATACGACCGCTAGAAACAGCCGAGACGAATTCATCGCAACTTTGTTGATAGTCCTGGGAGTTGATCTCATAAACAGGGATACCTGCTGGCGCTAATCGAGCTGCAACTGCCCCTGCCGTTGATTTCGAATAAGCCACATAATTGACAGGGAACTTACGAACCCAGGGCGCAATATCGTTGGCCATTTGCTTATCATCGATCGAAACTGGATTGAACCAAGTCTGTAAAAGTGCCACCATGAATCTATCCCCATCGATACGCTGGCCGGCCACGAGACTTGCGTGTTTTCTGTCTGGACTTAGATCAATAGCCATCCAGGTATCTTTTTCACGGTCAAGCTTGAAAGAATCATCCTTGCACTTTTTCCATTCGGCTTCTGAGATGACTGGGTTAATCATTGAAACGAACTGGCAGAGAATCTCTGTCCTAAATATATCTTCTCGGTCTGACAAACTGTCCTTGATATTGTCCTCGTGAACTGTGTGGCCTAAAGATGGGTTACTTTGATACCAGGCTTCTTTATCATCGACCGCAGCCCCAGGTTCGGCAGACCATTCAAACCAGCCAATAGAATCTTCGGCCCCATTTGCCGCAGCTAGTCCTCGCTCTCTAAATTTAAGCAGTAAGACAGATCCAGCATGGCCTGCATTGCTATAGAAGTAGGCTTGAGGGTTTTTATTTGACATCTGAGTAAATCGCATAGATGACCAAACATCTTCTGTATCAAATTCGCGTAATTCGTCAATATGAATGACATCTGGGCCTGCAATACCACGCGCTGCTGAGTTACCTGCTCTGATTAGGTATCGAGCGCCATTCTTAAAGCGGATCTCTTGGCTTCCCTTAGATTCGTATTTCTTAGAGAAGTTTTCTTGCAGGATATGGGAGTCATCAATCATCTGTCCTACCTTAAAGAAGATTTCAGATGAGGTAGTTAGTTTGTGAGCTGTGGCTAGGTGCATCTTTTCGCCCAGTCGATAAATGCCAAATAAGATTCTAAGCGCCATGAATGTAGACTTACCCTGCTGGCGTGGCAACATGATGCCCACTAGAGGATGTGCCCATCTGCCATCTGCTTTGTATTTCAAGCTTTCTATGGCAAGCAATTCCTGCCACGGTAAAAGCGGAAAGCCGATCTCTTTGCAGAAGTCGATCATCTCTTGACCTCTAGAAGGTAAATCTAGGCTTGGAGACATGATTCGAGGCACTTGTGAGCCATAACGGGGTTCTGCTACCCCTTCCTGAGCCGATATAAGGCCGATAGAGCCGTTTTCAGCCGTCATGACTCATTCTCATCCTTTTCAAGCCGATAATGGCTTTCTGTGGCGTT